GTTCCTATGCCTCCAGCTCGTCCAAAAGATATGGACAAGACTCCTAAGAAAAAAGACGACGGTACTATGGGCGGTCAGATCGCCAAGACCGGCATGAAGACCTTTGAAGAAGTAGAAGACCTCGGTGAAGATTCAAGCTTCAAGGACGCTCTTCCTGAGATCATCAAGGACATCAAGGCTAAGAAGAGCGCTCAAGAATTAAGACAAACACACGGCACTCACTACAAGAGAATCGCTAACGCTGCTTCTAACGTTCACGGACCAAAGTATACTCGCTCTCACCTACTCGACGTAGCACAAACTGCTATGAAAGAAGAAACAGAGCTCGATGAAGGAATGGGCAGCTCAACTATCAAGCATAAACAAAATATAAGTTACATGAATGATAAAGAGTTTGCTTCTAAGTATAAAGATAAATCAGACGATGAGTTAAGATCTATGGCATGGCGTCATGGATATGGCAAACCTGGTACATCTGGACATGAACATTATGTAAATCGTCGTAAAAAAGGTATGAAAGAAGAAGTTGAGATTCACGAAGTCCTCACAAAGAAGACTCCAGTTGGTAAGTGGATCAAAGACTTCGTTGATTCTGAAAATTCTAAGTTTGAGGGTAAGTCAAAGAAGAAGCGTACTCAGATGGCTCTCGCTGCTTACTACGCCAAGCAGCGCAACGAAGATCTAGCTATTCCACTACTAGGTGGAGACGAAGACGATCATAAGTCCGACGAGCTCGATATGGTAAAAGCTGAGCTCAAGGCTCTCGCTAACAAAGCTATGCACCTCATGATGCACATGCCAAAGAACATGCATGTCGAGCCATGGGTTCAGGCAAAGCTCGCGACTGCTAAGTCACTCGTCTCTGATATTCATGACTACATGATGTACGGCGAGCACGATAAAGATGACGAGAAAGAAGAGTCGGCACCTATGGACACACCGATGACATTTCCCGGCATGAATGTTGATCAAGGAAGAATCTAATGTCTATACCTCCAGTAAGCACTAATAACTACACAATGAAGACGACCCGTCCGGAGTCGATGCTTCTTCCATCTCGCGTCAGAGACGTCGTTGGTAGAATGAAGGTGTCACTACACCAGAACATCTACGAAGCAGACTTCGAGTACGGTACTCAGCCAATGCGCTGGGAAAACTTAACTGTTAATACCGCTTCAGCAGGAAGCTATGCAAACATAGTTCACGTAGCTGGGATCGGTGGTGTTAGAATGCTAGTTGGTAACAACGCTGGTGACTTAACTATTCGTCAGTCTCGTCCATACCAGCGCTACCAACCCGGCAAGACAATGTACATGGCCACCGCTATGAACTTTGGAACTCCAACAGCTAATAACTTTCAGCGCGTAGGATTCTTCGATGACGGCAACGGTGTGTTCTTTGAGCAGGGTGTTGCTACAGCTAACAATCCATCTGGAATGTACTGCGTTATTAGATCAGATGCTGGTACTGTTAACTTCACGGATGGTACTACAACTTCTTCTGGTCCAGTAGATACTAAGTTTTCATTTGAGAACTGGTACGGAGACCCCGTAGCTTCTCTCATTGACTGGACAAAGATCCAGATGCTCTGGATCGAGTACGCTTGGTACGGCGCCGGTGCAATTCGCTGGGGTTGTCAGCTAAATGGTGAACCATATGTTCTTCACGAAGTTGGTACCGGTAATTCATCTTATAGAGGTTCGGCTCAGCAGTTCCCTTGGTCGCGTACAGGTAACTTGCCAGTTCGCTACGAACAGAGAAACGTCGGCGCAACTACAGCTAACTCGGTACTCGCTCACTTTGGCGTCTCGGTAGTCGTTGAAGGTCGTCGCGACGAGCAGCGCGGCTTCACCTACTCATACGGTCTACCAGCTGGTACAAACCGCAGAAACGTTCCTGCAGCTAATACTCGCTTCCCAGTAGTATCGGTTCAGATGAACCAGATGGCTAAGATCGAGTTCCAAGGTAACAGCACAGTTGGAACCATCAATAACTCTTCAAACTCAACTTACTTAACAGTTGCAGGAACTCCTTGGACCGCAAATGCCTACGTAGGTAGAGCTATCACATTCCAAGGAACTGGCGCAAATACAGCCAACGTATTCGTCGGCCGTATTGCCAACAACACTTCTAATACTCTATACATGACCGACATTGTTTCAAATACTTCGGGCGTTCTTGGTACCCCAAACAGCTCGTATAACTATGCAATCGGTCTAGTTAACAGAGGTCAGATTCTACCACAGAGCTTGGTTGTTGCTTCTGACGGTGCGGCTCTCATCGAGCTTATCGTTAGTACCGCATCAAATCCAGTTACTCTAACCGGCGCGAGCTTTGTTCCATTAAATACTGTTGGTTCATTTAACTCACTATCTTCAAGAGATAGCTCGGCTACAGCTATTACCGCCAATACCGGTGAAGTTGTCTATGCTTTCTCTGCTCCTGCCGGTGGTTCTGGTCTCCAGACCTTTGACTTAACAAACTTGTTTGCGCTATATAATAATATCAGAGGCAACGTTCCTGATATTCTAACGGTCGCTGTTTCAACAAACAGCTCATCTCAAGCAAACGTCAGCGCTCACTTGATCGCTCAAGAAGCGATGTCATAAGGATCTAAAGATGAAGCTCATCACTGAACTTTTCGAAGACGTAGAGTATATCTCAGAAGCCAAAGAGAATGGCGAGAAAGAACACTTTATTCACGGTATCTTCTTACAGGCAAATAAAGGCAACCGCAACGGTCGCTACTATCCTATTGACACCATGCAGAAAGAAGTCGATCGCTACATGAAAGAAGTGGTCGCTAACAATCGCGCATATGGTGAGCTTGGTCATCCACACGGTCCATCAATTAACCTAGACCGCGTGTCTCATATCATTACTTCTCTAAAGAGAGATGGTGATAACTTCATCGGTAAAGCTAAGTTAACTGAGACTCCTATGGGTCAGATCGCTAGAGGTCTCCTTAAGTCCGGTGCTAATCTTGGTGTCTCTTCTCGCGGAATGGGTTCTCTAAAGCCTCGTAAAGACGGTCTTATGGAAGTTCAAGGTGACTTTCATCTAGCAACCGCTGCGGACATCGTCGCCGATCCATCTGCTCCAGACGCTTTTGTTAAAGGTGTTATGGAGAATGTTGAGTGGATCTACGATCCCGTTAAAGATACATGGCATGAAGAGAGACTCGATAATATGAAGAAGTCGATTCACAAGATGAGCTCTTCTCAGCTAGACGAGAGCAAGATGGCGATCTTTGAGAATTATCTCAACTCTCTAGCTTTCAAAAGATAAATTCTAATAAATAATTCAGATTCCCAGAAGGAGACCTTAAATGTCTAATATTAACGAAGAGATCAATGACCTCGATGAAGGCAGTCTAGCAATGGACTCTTTAAAGCCAGCTTCTCATCCTGTAAAGGACGATCCTAAGTCTAAAGTTGAGATTCTCAATAAGATGATCGGCGCAGCTCACACAATGAAGAGCGACGAGCTAACAAAGTGGTTCGATCAGGCAATGGCTCTTATTGGTAAAGAAGCTTCTCATCTCCCAGGTCATGCAAATGAAAAGAGCAATGAGAACTCAATCAGAATGAAGCCATCCCATGCAACAGGCAAGGGCGGAGCTTCTGTTAATATGCCAATGCCAAAGCTCTCTGTTAAAGAAGACGTTGAAGACATGTTCGTTGGCTCCGACCTCTCAGAAGAGTTCAAAGAAAAGGCATCAGTTCTCTTTGAAGCAGCACTCAACGCTCGCGTAATGCTTGAGCAGGCTCGCCTTGAAGAAGAATTTGAAGCAGCGATCAATGAGACAATTGAAACTATCCACGAAGAGATGACCTCAAAAGTCGACTCATATCTTGACTACGTTGTTGAGAACTGGATGAAAGAAAATGAAGTTGCTATTGAGTCAACCCTCCGCAACGAGCTCGCTGAAGAGTTCATGGGTGGCCTCAAGAATCTATTCTCTGAGCACTACATCGAGCTTCCACAAGAGAAGGTAGATGTTGTTGAGGCACTTGCCGACAAGGTTGAGACCCTCGAAGCTCAGATGGACGAACTTATCTCAGAAAATGCACAGCTTAAAGAAGGCTATGTCGAAGTTGAGAAAGAGTCCATCGTTGAATCATTCCTAGAAGACCTAGCTTTCTCACAGCAAGAGAAGTTCAAGGCTCTAGCAGAAGGAATTGACTTCGATGGAGATCTCGATACTTATGCTCGCAAGCTAAGTATCATTAAAGAGAACTACTTCGGTGTTGAGCAGAGACCAACAGTCTCTTCAAACATCATGGAAGAGTCTTTTGAAGGTGAGACTGAGGCTCAAACTGTTTCATTAGACCCAACTGTAAGTAAGTATGTTCAAGCTATCTCAAGATCAATTAAGAGATAATTTTTATAAATAAAATTACATCCTAAAGAACAAAGGAGACTAAGATGTATCTAGCTGAGGAAATTCAGAGAAAGTGGCAGCCGATTCTCGAGCACACTGATCTCAACCCAATCGCAGACGCGCACCGCCGCTCTGTAACAGCAGTAATGCTTGAGAACACCGAGCGCGCGCTCGTTGAAGCATCTGCACATGGCCAGTATCAGACACTCTCTGAAACTGCATACTCATCAACAACCCCAGTCAACTCTATGGGCGGTTCTTCGTCAACAGCTGGCGCTGGTGGTATCGACACCTTCGATCCAGTTTTGATCTCGCTCGTTCGTCGCGCGATGCCAAACCTCATCGCTTATGACATCTGCGGCGTTCAGCCAATGACCGGTCCAACCGGCCTCATCTTCGCGATGCGTTCGAAGTACAGCACACAAGCTAACTCAACCGGCGGTTACGCAAACGGCAACCAAGACAACGAAACCTTCTACAACGAAGTTAACACCGCGTTCTCGACTGTTGCTGCTAACGTTACAACTTCTTCAGTCGGCATTGGTCAGACCAACAACTCGGTAACTGGCGTATTCACTGGTACAATTCCAGGTGCAACCAACACCACACCTCTCACTGCTGTTACACAGTATGACACAGGTATTGGTATGAAGACATCGACCGGTGAAGCTCTCGGCGCTCTAGGTTCAAACACCTACGACTTCGCTCAGATGGCTTTCTCGATCGAAAAAGTCACCGTAACTGCTCAGACCCGCGCTCTCAAGGCTGAGTACACCATGGAACTCGCTCAGGATCTTAAGGCAATTCACGGCCTCGACGCCGAGACAGAACTCGCAAACATCCTCTCGGCAGAAATCCTCGCAGAAATCAACCGTGAAGTTGTTCGTACAATCAACATCACCGCTGTAGCAGGCGCTCAGGACAACACCACAACTGCTGGTGTATTCGACCTCGACACCGACTCAAACGGTCGTTGGTCAGTTGAAAAGTTCAAGGGTCTTATGTTCCAGCTCGAAAGAGAAGCTAACCAGATCGCGAAGCAGACACGTCGCGGTAAGGGTAACATCGTTATCTGCTCGTCAGACGTTGCGTCTGCCCTTCAGATGGCTGGTGTTCTTGACTACGCTCCTGCTCTCAACAGCAACAACCTACAGGTTGACGATACCGGCAGCACCTTCGCTGGTACCCTCAACGGTCGCCTAAAGGTCTACATCGACCCATACGCAATCGGTGGTAACTACCTCACCGTTGGCTATAAGGGTTCTTCTGCATTCGACGCAGGTCTCTTCTACTGCCCATACGTTCCTCTCCAGATGGTTCGCGCAGTTGATCCTTCGAGCTTCCAGCCAAAGATTGGCTTCAAAACTCGTTACGGAATGGTTGCAAACCCATTCGCAGAAGGTCTCAACAAGGGTTCAGGTGAGCTTGTTATCTCGACCAACAAGTACTATCGTCGCGTTATCGTCAACAATTTGATGTGAGGTATCATATTTGTCACACATTCTGTGACAAATCTAAAATAAATAAAACCGAGGGTGCAAATCCTCGGTTTTTTATTGTCCGTCGCGATGCGCCAACATCCACGGACTCTATTGCTAGTAGTAAAAGGAGCAACAGCGATGTCAAAAGAAAAGTATGGCTTTGTTTATATATGGTTCGATCGTAAACATAAACGCTATTATATAGGTTCTCATTGGGGAACTGAAGATGATGGATATATTTGTTCATCAAGAATGATGAGACAGTCATATAATAGAAGAAAAGAAGACTTTAGAAGAAGAATCATTAAAAGAATTTATACCAATAGAAAAGATCTTTTGATTGAAGAAGAGCGCTGGTTAAGTATGATTGATCCAAATAAAACTACACCAAGAAATTCAACTATTGAATCTAGAAAGAATGCTAGGTACTACAATATAAAGTTAGGAACACAGAATCACTGGTGGTCTGATATAGACTCATCTTTAACTGTAGGTGAAAAGATCTCAGCTGCCAAGAAGGGCAAGAAGACCGGTCCGAGACCGGAGGTAGGTCCCGCAATATCTGCATCAAAGAAGGGCAAGCCGCTGACGGAAGAGCATAAAGCATCCCTCCGTGGTATTAAAAAGAAACCCCATACTGAAGAGTGGAAGCAGCAGAACTCAGAGAGATTCAAGCAGATCTGGTCAGACCCAGAGTTCAGGGCCAGACAGTCTGAATCTAGAAAGGCCGCCTGGATCAAGAGAAAACAACGTATAAATAATATATAAGAAGACGGTTTCAAGCCGCAAACTTTAAGAGGGGCTCGAGAGCCCCTCTTTTTTGTCTGATGTGTGGTATTACTGCCCTAACAGTTTTACAGTAAATTTATTCAACAGCAGCTCGATGCTAAAACCGCGGCTGCCGCGAGTAGAGCCATAGGACTGTTTGCCATACACCACAAACCCACCGCTGTGGGTATCGCTAGCCTGAGCCTTAGATACCTGTCCTTCTTCTTCTTTGATTCCCTCGTAGAAAAGAACAGAATCACCGTCTTTGAGATAATCTTTATAGTTTGAAGATGTCAGTTGAATCATCGTGTGGTCTCCATCGGTTACACGTGGTTACATTATTATAATAACAAAACCGGAGAAATCTGTCAACCACTTTTTTTTATGCCTGCAGCGAAAATAAGTATGTACAAATATGGAGATCAGTGTATAATAGATCTATAGCCAGCAATAATAAATAGTATATCTGATTGGAGTTAAACATGACGGCATTAGACAATACCCCATACAACAAGAATTTCTT